TCAATTCGGAGAAATCAACCATCATGTTGCACACAATGATTACCAATTGCGTGACCTTGTACAATCATTACTAACACCACAGAAAGACACTGTAACACTTGCTAAACGCATCAGGAAAAATGGTCCAATAATTGTTTAGTTGGAGAATGCGAATTAATATTTGTTACGCACCTGTGCGTATGGTTTACGCACACCTTGTTTGTTAAATCATGATCAAATCGATGAGCTATTAACCACGCAAATTGGCTTCAAAGAACCTGAGATTTACAATGTCGGGTAAGGGCTGCGTAGTCAATGTGTCGCAACTGTACTTGCAACAATATTAGAATCATTTGAACACAAACTTAACACAGGAGAATTACGGTACGTTTATCATTTCGCCGACCCTATTGCTTATTTGAAAAACAAACACCACGATTTAGGCATATCTTTAGATGTTTACAAAAATGGCATGAATTCTCAACACATATTGGATGAGATCAACGATAAAGTTGTGACAATTAACTCCAGAAAGTATTAGATTTAAGTTGTTATAATTACGACCACAAAGATTGGAGGGGTATTCAACAAACGTTAAATTCAAAAGGCATATCCGCACACATATGAAGATAGAATAGTCGTACCAATTTTTTGCAGTAGTGCAACTTACGCGGGTCTTGAGACTGCACATGCTTGGCTGATTGCTGAGAAAAACACAACATTTACATGCAACACGTATTCTAAATTCAACACTGACACCACAGGCCATTACATGAGCCTGCACAACGAGCTAAATTCTAATGGGGTATCTTTCTTCACAACGTGCTGCTGCAGAGGATGTAATAACGTGAGTCAAAATCACAATAAATATCTCAAAGCGTATGCCCACATGCGAGATTCCGGCCAGATTATTCTTGGGGATTTAAACAACGGTGCAGAACGTGCATGCAAGTCTTGCGTGGAGAAGATGAATACAATGGTAAGAGTGCAAGACTCTGAAGTGACACCTAACAAGTTAGCTTGGTATGCACCTTGTGACAGTTATCGAGACGCTGCTATCAAACTGATTGAGTTGCAGACTAATCACTGTAAGTTGACTAATAACATAATCAATTCTTTGCCTAGTTAATTGTGTGCACCGAAAACATCATTAAAACACATGACTGCAGACATTAGTCAATACATATTGTTTGGAGACGTCTAAGACCTTGCACCTAAACATGTGAAAATTAGCAAAATACTCAAAACACACCACAAAACGTTACATGATTGCGTCACTGATAAGATTGATGAGTTACTCCAACTACGTGCAAAGCAAGATATTAGAGTTAGCGTCATTAAGGATGCAATCGACGTTGGCTTGCACGATCGCGTATTTAACTCACGCAAGATCCTTACAAGCACATGCAACATACCGAACAACGTTGAATGGCGCGACGATATCCAACTTATCAGTGCTCCTCATATCGATTAATACAAATGTTTGCCGAAAATGGGTTCCGTACCAATAATTGGGCCAATTTTCTAAAATGCCGTCAGACGTAATTATGTGTCTTGCAAGTGTGAGTTACAATATCTTTATTCTCTCAACAGATATAAATCTGGTATGGTTGCTCCAATATCTGTAGTGTTTAATGATTTTGAATAATTTAGATAGAGATGGATTGAGCAAAATTACATTCCTGATGAGATGAGTTTCGACTGGGATACGATGATAGACACATCCAATCACATGCTGTAACATCAGAAGTAAAGCGCGAAAACAAAAACTCGTATCAAAAATGAGTTTGATCACTATGTTAATAACTTGAAGACATTTTATCCCACCCTGTAGGGGCACCTTAAAACTGAGTGTTTGTACAATGATGTCCGTGGGAGGTTGATTTCTTATTCTGATGACCACATACGTTACATTTTGAGTGGCATATACTATAGAATCCAAGAACAAGTATATCATTCCG